GGCGGCTACCGGAGGGCAGCCGCCTTTCTCATGGAGGTGAGACACTTGCGAAAGCTGAAAGATTATACACCGACCAAGTTCATGGCAGAGGATTCCCATTACGACAAAGCCGCCGCCGACTACGCAGTCCGGTTCATCGAGTGCCTTGCCCACACGAAAGGCACATGGGCGGGAAAGCCGTTCGAGCTGATCGACTGGCAGGAGCGTATCATCCGTGACCTGTTCGGTGTTCTGAAACCCAACGGCTACCGCCAGTTCAATACAGCATATATCGAAATTCCGAAGAAAAACGGTAAATCTGAACTTGCCGCTGCGGTCGCCCTGCTTTTGACCTGCGGCGACGGTGAGGAACGTGCCGAAGTTTACGGCTGTGCCGCTGACCGACAGCAGGCATCCATCGTTTTCGAGGTTGCCGCTGATATGGTGCGGATGTGTCCGGCTCTCAATAAGCGTGTGAAAATCCTTGCATCGCAGAAAAGAATTGTCTATATGCCGACCAATTCTTTCTATCAGGTGCTTTCGGCGGAAGCGTATAGCAAGCATGGTTTTAACATCCACGGCGTTGTATTTGATGAACTGCACACGCAACCGAACCGAAAGCTGTTTGACGTTATGACAAAGGGGTCAGGTGATGCACGAATGCAGCCGCTGTACTTCCTTATCACCACGGCAGGCACGGATACCAATTCCATCTGCTATGAACAGCACCAGAAAGCGAAGGACATTCTTGAGGGCAGAAAAATTGACCGGACGTTCTATCCGGTCATTTATGGTGCAGAGGACGATGCCGACTGGACTTCTCCGAAGGTGTGGAAACAGGCGAACCCTTCCCTCGGTGAAACCATCGGTATGGAGAAAGTTGTCGCCGCCTGTGAATCCGCAAGGCAGAATCCCGGTGAAGAAAACGCTTTCCGACAGCTGCGACTGAACCAATGGGTAAAGCAGGCTGTCCGCTGGATGCCCATGGAAAAATGGGATGACTGTAACTTCTCCTTTGATGCATCTGAATTGGAGGGGCGTGTCTGCTACGGCGGACTTGACCTTTCATCGACTACGGATATAACGGCATTTGTGCTTGTATTTCCTCCAATTGACGAGGACGACAAGTATTATATCCTACCGTTTTTCTGGCTACCCGAAGATACACTTCCGCTGCGAGTTCGCCGTGACCATGTGCCATATGATGTATGGGAACGTCAGGGATACTTGCTCACCACGGAGGGCAATGTTGTTCATTACGGCTTCATCGAAAATTTCATTGAAGAACTGGGACAGCGTTTCAATATCCGTGAAATCGCCTTTGACCGTTGGGGTGCCGTGCAGATGTCGCAGAATCTTGAAGGACTTGGCTTCACGATGGTGCAGTTCGGGCAGGGCTACAAAGATATGTCACCGCCGACCAAGGAACTTATGCGACTAACGCTCAATAAAATGATTGCCCACGGCGGTCATCCGGTGCTGCGGTGGATGATGGATAACATTTTCATCAAGCGTGATCCTGCCGGAAACATCAAGCCGGACAAGGAGAAATCTACGGAAAAGATTGATGGTGCGGTTGCACTGATTATGGCTCTTGACCGTGCTGTTCGGTGCGGTGCTGGTGATTCGGGGGTTAGTATTTATGATGAGCGAGAACTGTTAATCCTATAAAGCCATATCCAAATTAAAGAATTCGTTCAGTTGCCTCCATAATGATATAATAAATTTCTGCGAATGTTTTAACGTTAGTGATCTCACTGCTGCTAATTAAATTATTGGCAAATGAAAACTCTCCTACTTTTTCAAATGCTTCGTCTAAACCGTCAGTTTCTCCTTTTATTTGAGCCAACTCATAAAACAGACATAGTTTTCTAATAATACAAATCAGTTTATCAAGTACAAAACAATTGATTGCATGAGTTCGGTTTATATCTATTGGACGATATAATTTATTTGAAAGCATTTTTGACATAGCAGAAATGAAGTTTTCAATTTCAGATTCGGCATAGCATTTAGAAAAGATAGGTGCATGGTCAGTTTTAGAACAAATTGTGTCATAGATTTTGGATTGTTCAACGGATAGCACACAGTTCTTTTTTTCTTTTAAAGCATATACACTTCTAGTTTGATAGGAATGCCAAATCGCAATATAATCCGCTTCAATATCATCTTCGGATTCAACTAAAGGATATTTGATAAAAAAGTCTTTGAAGTCTGGATATTCCTTAATGATTTGCTCGTATTGCTTCTTGTTGAATAAAGATGCAGTTGTTTTTCCCTGCGATAGATTGTTAAAGTGCGGATATGATATTGTTCCATGAGCAAAATCGAATCTTAATTCATAGTCATCATAATTGCTGAACCCATAAAGAATTTGTATTCGTGTGGTATTTGTGCTTTTTGTTCGAGTAGCTATAGGTAAATTAGCATCACAATACAAGCTATTTATTCTCATTGAGATGACTCGTCCATTTCTAAATAGATCTATTAAGTAATTATAAAATTCGTCAGCCATGTCCTTAATGTTTGGGCTAAATAATTGAGAATGTTTAATTGCTTGAAGAACAACAACAAGATTCATTTCGGAAATTCTGTTTTTTAACTCATAAGAAACTACTTGGCATAATGTATTGCAATAGTCTAGATCCAATGATGAACGATCACGTAACATACGGAACTCTAAATGCTTAATTAAAGTATTCTGACTTGATTCTTTTTCATCATACATACAATATTTGTAGTCAAATGCAAATTCTGGTAACTTCAAGTTTTCAAAGCTCCCCATACGTCCGTTTATACTCTCAAAGAAGAATTCTACGGCTTTTAGTTTTTTTATATTATTATCAAGTGCGGCTAAAGTGGTACAATCACTGAGATTGTCAAGAAGTGTATAGCTTTGATATATTGCGAAGAACATATAAAAAATTACACTGTCATATAGTGAAATCCTTACAATGTTATTTAAAGTCGATGGAAGTTCAGTATTATTGAATTGATGTAAACAAATTCCGCATTGTCCAATTTGAATCACATCTGTGTGGTCAAGTTCGGTTTTAAGAGCTTTATTTAGCAAATCAAAATTAACAGAAAGCATATCGGATAATCCCATAATATCTTCATCTGATATTTGGAATGTCGGATCAATATTATAAGCTAAAGCATAATAAAGGATTGCACAATCGTATTCAGATATATCATTTTCAGATAGGATTAGTATATTCATATCCTATTACTCCTTCTGACAATTTAGGATATATATATTATATCATTGTTCCATCAAAAATGTCAACCTCTGAAAGGAGCGTAATTCCCATGAGCATTTTCAAAGGACTTTTCAAAAGCCGAGACAAGCCTCGGAACAGCTACGACAGCCCCAGCTACACCTACTTCTTCGGCAGAAGCACTGCCGGAAAGAGCGTCAATGACCGCACGGCAATGCAGCAGATTGCCGTTTATGCCTGTGTGAGGGTGCTGTCCGAGGCGATTGCACAGCTGCCGCTGCACGTCTACGAATACACGGATAAGGGAAAAGAGCGAGTGCCGAAGCACCCGCTATATTTTTTGCTGCACGACCAACCGAACCCCGAAATGACATCGTTTGTGTTCCGTGAAACGCTGATGTCGCACCTGCTGATTTACGGCAATGCCTACGCACAGATCATCCGCAACGGTCGTGGTGAGGTCATTGGACTGTATCCGTTAATGCCGGATAAAATTAAAGCTGACCGTGACGAGCGTAACAGGCTCATTTACAAATACAGCCGCTATGATGAGCAGAACCCGAACTTCCGTGAACAGGGCGAAATCATTCTGCCTGCGGAACAGGTGCTTCACATTCCGGGACTTGGTTTTGACGGTCTGGTTGGCTATTCTCCCATTGCCATGGCGAAAAATGCGATCGGTCTTGCTGTTGCCTGCGATGAATACGGTGCGTCATTTTTTGCCAATGGTGCATCACCGTCTGCTGTGCTTGAACATCCGGGTGTGATTAAGAATCCGGAGCGTGTCCGTGAGGCGTGGCACAGGGCATACGGCAGCGGGAATGCTCATCGCACAGCAATTTTGGAGGAGGGCATGAAGTACACACCGATTTCCATTCCAAATAATGAAGCACAGTTTCTGGAAACAAGAAAGTTTCAGATTGAGGAAATTGCCAGGCTGTACCGTGTGCCGCTGCATATGATCGGCGACCTTGACCACGCCACATTCAGCAACATCGAACATTTATCCCTTGAATTTGTAAAATACACCCTTGACCCGTGGTTGATTCGTTGGGAACAGTCATTGATGAAG